ATCTAAACTTGTTGTACCAAAAGTAGGCGAACCTGTGTGAGTAAATACATAACCGTTATTTGCGTTAGCAGTACCTTCTTCTACAAACACGAAAGCGCCACCTGTTAATTCAGCAGGTTGATCTTCAGGAGTTGCTCTTGTTAAAATCCAATTTGTTGAACCTGAACCAATATTTGTTACAACATAGATACCGTTTTGAGCGGCTGTTGATTGGTCTTTAACTAAAACTCTATCAGCTGCTACCATAGTTACACCATCAATTGATAATGCAGCTTGTGTACCAGAGTTTGTTAATGTTGCACCAACACCAGCAGTACCGTTTGAATAAGTTGCTGATAAGTTTGCTGTTGTAGCAACTCTACAAGATGGTTTAGTATCTAAACCTTGTGCAACTTGGTCAACATAGGCTTTGTTTGCTAATGATGTATCACCAAAACCTGATCTATCTTCATAACCTGATGGCACAATAACTGTACCTGTTCCGTGTGGCGATAATGTAATGTTTGTATTACTAGCAGTTGTTGATAAAGTTGAACCGTCTAGTGTTACACTATCAACTACTAATGAAGTTATTCCTGCAATATCAGTTGTAGTCGCACCTAATGTTAGTGTAGATGAACCTAAAGTTATTGTTGAGTTTGCTAAATTTGCGTTTGTAATTCCAGCACTACCTGATAAGTTTGCGTTAGTTACGCCTGAAGCAGCAATTGAAACTTGATTGTCTGTAACTGTGGTTGCAATACCTGAACCACCGTCAAATGTTAATGTTTCAGCAGTATTATAAGTGTCTGTTCCTGAATCACCTGCTAAATTTATAAATTGATTAACAGTTGCAAAATCTAAATTACCTGAACCGTCTGTTTTTAAGAATTGACCAGCAGAACCATCACCATCAGGTAAAACAAATGTTTGAGATGTTGTTACAGAATTTGGAGCTTTAACACCGATATAGTTAGTACCGTTATTAGTACCTTCGTTAAATCTTATCTCACCACCTGTACTTAAAGCATTACCTATATTTAATGTGTCAACTGCTAAGTTAGCGTCAACTGTTAATGCTGAATTTCCTGTTAATGTTCCGTCAACGTGATCTAACTTGTCAGTAAAATATTGACCACCTATTACTGTTACGTTATTTGCGTCACCGTTACCGTCAACACCACCTTCACCTATAAAAATTCTATCTCCAAGATTACCTTGTGTACCTGTGCCGTATGTGTATGCTAATTCGCCGAGTTTAAGTGTAGAGGGTGCTGTAGTTCCCGAACTTCTTTTTATCTGTATTACTGTTGCCATAACTTACTAAAAACTTCCGCCGTTAAATGTTAGTGATCCAGTGGTAGTTGAGATTTCGTTTCTTGTTACGAACTTACCATCACTGGCTCTGTATTGTAATAAAGCACCATCATCTAAAGTAGTCGTGTCAACGTCACCTAATAGTTTTAAAGAAAGAGAACTATTCTGTAAAGTCTGACCAGAGGGTAGAGTTACAGAAACTTGTTTTGGGCCACTTGAAGTAGGGGCATTAATCTTTGCTGTAATTTCTGGCATTAAGACCTCTCTCTTTCTCTATATTTATAATCTTTTTAACCTGTTGTTACGTTGGGTCTTGTTGTAATTATACCCTCAATAACTCTTGTAACCGTACCAGTTGACGTTTGCGTAATTTCTACGTCATAAACGTATCTTTCTGGTGCGTCTAAAGCTGCTGTTTGAGTAGCTGTTAAGGATAATGATACAACTCCTGTTGTAGCGTCTGAAGCTACGGCAGATGTGATAGTTGTTCTTGTTCTAGTAGAGGCATACCCTTTTGCCATCTTGGCTTCTGTTGTATATCCAGTCAAGTCAAATGCGTTACCATTTGCGTCTTTAACCGTAATATCCGAACTAAAGTTTGCGCCTTGATCTATTATTAAATTAGCTATCGCTGCCATTTTCTATTGGTTGTACCTTCTCTTTTTTCATCAATTCTAAAATTTTCTTATTGTAAAATTCTGTAAGAACTGCTATTTTTTCCAACTCAATATCGTGTCTGACTTTAGATTGTTCAATTTCTTGTCTGGCTGTGATTCTATTTCTCAAACCGACACTAAATTTACTCTCATCATACACTTTTCCATCAATGGTTATTGACATTATATTCTCCTTGTGTTATAATATATGTTATATTTATACGAAATAAATAAGAGTATGAAACCTTTGATACATTTAAATTATCCTATTAATAAAGACATTTTATTACTAGAATCTGACAAAGCCAGAGAAAATGCTAAACCTTGGGAAGGTGGTAATGATTACAAAATAGAAGACTGGCTAGTATCTTACTATACTAGTGATTATATTGAAAAGATTATGAAAGAGTTAAACATAGTAGGCAAACCTCGTTTCTTTTATCAAAAGTCTAATTTTAATCTAAAACCTCACAAAGATTTTGGTACTCAATGTGGTGTTAATATACTTCTATCAGATGATCCTGTGCCAATAAACATTGAAGGAGAAGATTATTATTATACTCAAGCACTTATCAATTTACAAAAAGAACACTCGGTAAAAACAGATAACAAAGAAAGAATATTACTAAAGTTTTCAATACCAGATAAGTCGTTTGAACAAGTTGCAGGTGAAATAAATTATGCTGTGTCATCTTAATTATACAATAGATAAATCACATTACAGAAAATACTTTTTTGACAATTACGACAAAGGTGATTGGCATAGAAAAGGCGATAGAGTATTTAAAAAATGGTGGAAGATGTTTGATATTGATGATGTTGTTAAGTCAATAACAAAAGATTTAGGAATAGAAAATTTAGATATAAAACCTAGATTTTCATATCAGTTAGAAAACTCTACTTTAGATAGACACATAGATATAGATAGAATAGTAGGTATAAATTTTAATTTATTAGAAGAAACACCAGAGATTATTATTGATGGTAAAGTATTTAAATATGAAAATGCTTTAATAGATGTAGGATCAAAAGTACATAGTGTTGTTGCAAAAGATAAACCTAGACTTGTTTTAAAATATGCAATTAGAAATAGTTGGGAAGAAATATATAATATACTGGACAAAAGAGAACTTATAGATCATACTAAAACTTATTTTGATAATCCTAATTATGATTTATATGAATCAAAAATATTAGAAACTGATAAACAATTTGTAAAATGAGACCTGAAGACAATACATTTCATACAATATCAATTCAAACGACATATAAATGTAATATGGCGTGTGCTAATTGTTATCTAGGAAATATGTTAAACAATCCTAAATTTGCTGATGTAGATGTGAAAAAATTTGAACAAACAATATCTAAATTACCTAAGCGTTGCGATATTCGTTTTATAGGTGCTGAACCTACTATGAATGACAATCTATTTGATATGATTAAAATAGTTAGAAAACTAGGTCACACTCCGTCTTTACTAACAAACGGTTTAAAATTAGCACAAGAACAATATGTTATAGATTTAAAAAAGTCTGGTTTAAATTTTTTAGGTTTAAGTATGAATGGTGGATTAGATGATGAAGTTTATAAAAGATTTGATAATGGTAAATTTGCAACCGTTAAAAAAAGAGCATTAGAAAATTGTATAAAACATAAAATAGTACCTCATATAAATGTAATAGTTGACCCAACAAACTTACATATACTAGAACCTTTATTTTTATATACAAAATTTTTATGTGAAAAATATAATAGAAAATCAGGTCCTTTCTTTCCTATTATGTTTAGAATTAAATCAGTAGGTAAAATGGGCAATCATTTAGATACTCATACATTTAGTATTGATGAACTAATTAAAATTTTTAGAAGTGAGTTTAGTAAATATACAGACGAAAAAATAATACCTAGTTTCAATGTAAATGGATATAAAGAAACAAACACTTGTATTTTTAATTTTGATACTGATATAGGTAGAATATACGGCAAATGTACAGACTGGACAACAGATGATGACGGTTTGCCTGATAGAGGAAGTAAAAGAAGAGGTATACTAACTGATAAGTATGAAATAGAACCATTCTTTGAATATTATGGAGGAATAGATGAAACACAATCGCCTAGATTGGAAAAATAGAAGTGTATTTGATCTTATACAAAATGATGTAGACCTAACGGTTTTAGAAAATACACCTACTAGTCAAGTTGAAATCTGGAACTTTTTAGAAACATTTTTTAAACCTGCACCACAAGATCCATTTGACCAAATGTTTGTCAATATAGTAAGTGATGAACGAGCATTAGCAAAAGAAAATCTAAAAGGCAATACAGAATTAGAATGGCACATAGACAAAGGTTATTCTGAACACCCACCTGAATATGTTGCGTTATATTCTGTTGACATAGATGAGGATGCTGGTGATACCTTATTTGTAGATAGTAGAATACTTGAAGATATACCTGATTATTATAGAGATCATAAAAATGATATTGTGCAATTTGATATGAACAGATTTATACACGATAAACAATACGGA